CTTACATTAGAACTTTCAGAGGATTTGGTCTGTATGCGTATTGATGCAATGACCACTGGAATCCCGACAAGAGAAATTTTCAAGAGTCTGGATGACGTTGAAATGAAGGTCAAAGTTATCGGTAAAAAATCAGGAAATTTGCAGGTCAAGTACATGCCGAGCGGTAAAACTGCCAATGATATTCGTGCTTATTTGAAAGAGTATGAAGTCAAAATGGGACGTAAGGTTGACGTATTGTTAGTTGACTACATGGACTTGATCATGCCGTTGAGCAAGCGTATTAGTGCTGAAAACTTGTTCGTAAAAGACAAGTATGTGTCAGAAGAATTGCGAAATTTGGCGGTAGAAAAGAACTGTGTGTTTGTTACTGCGGCACAGTTGAATCGTGGAGCAGTTGAGGAAGTTGAGTTTGACCATAGTCATATTTCAGGCGGACTATCCAAGATTCAAACTGCTGATAATGTGTTTGGTATCTTTACAAGTCGTGCTATGCGTGAGCGTGGTCGCTATCAAATTCAGTTGATGAAGACACGTTCTAGTAGCGGTGTTGGTATGAAGATTGATTTGGACTTTAACATTGACACACTACGCATCAGCGACTTAGACGAGCAAGATGGTTATGGTAATGGTGCACCAAGTGCAGGTAGCAGTTTGTTGCACAGTATCAAACAACGACAAACAGTCAGTGCGGTTACCGGAGAAATTACAGATCCAACAGAAGGTGTACCAATGCCTAAAGTTCGTGCTCAAGTCGAAAGTAGTAAACTGAGAGAACTGTTAAACAACCTTCCAGGTGATGAAGTGTAATCGTCGTGTAACACGATTTTCTTGACGATTTAATAAATACGCATATAAACTTAAGGTAGCGAACGCCATGGAACTTCATCACATCAGAGACATCACTGATCCTCTAGTCAGTTTAATCAAGGACGACCCTGTCCGACCCCACATACCTCTTGAGCAACGTATCAACGAAGCAGCTGAAATGTTAATCCTTAAAGCAGGAGATGAAATTCTAGCGGCCACTTGTATGCAATGGCTCAAAGGTGTTCCTGAGTCTGAAGAAGACTTGGTAAGCATGAGTAAGGATAAAGAAGTGGCGGTATTCTACACCATTTGGAGTTATAGCCCAGGTGCTGGCCAAAGTTTAATCAAAGCGGCTGCAGAGTGGTTGAAAAAGGACTATCAGGACATAAAAGGCATAGTTACACTGAGTCCGCAAACACCTATGGCTCGACGTTTTCATATGAAAAACGGAGCCAAGATTCGTAAAGAAAACGCTACTAGTGTTAACTACGAATACTATTTCAAAGAATAACCGCTGATAAATACTAGTCATAAAGGACTAGTATAATGAGTAAAACTGTACATTCAGTTAAATTAGAAGCCTACGATTCGGTAGATTTAAATCGTGTTAGTTATAGTAACGGAGAAGTGGTATTTGATAATACCAATAATACGTTACGTTTAATGAACGGCATCACACAAGGCGGAACTAGTCTTGCAACTCAAGCATGGGTCCAACAACAGTTAGTTGGAGTTCAGGGCGCTGTTACTATAAATCCAACTCCCCCAACAACAACTTATAATGGTGCATTATGGCTTAACAGCAATACTGGTGCATTATATGTTTTTTATAATGGATCTTATGTACAACCTTCATCTTGGGCATATGGGAGTGGAGGCGGTGGTGGAAGTAGTTATGTATTGCCCGTAGCAACTACTAGTAGTTTGGGTGGTGTAATTGTTGACGGAACTACTATTACCATTGCCGGTGGAGTTATTAGTGCCGCAGGCTCATCAACATATACTTTACCAACAGCTTCTATAAGTGTATTGGGTGGAGTTAAAATAGATAATTCTACCATCAAAATAAGCAATGGTGTAATATCTGCAAATTTATCCGGTTATGTTACTTCAAGTTCGTTAACAACTACGCTAGCATCTTATGTTACTTCAAGTTCGTTATCATCTACCATTAGTTCTGCAATCAGTGCCGCAGCTTATTCATTACCTACAGCATCAACAAGTGTATTAGGTGGTGTGATTGTTGATGGTTCTACCATTACAATTAATAATGGCGTAATAACCGCTAATTATACAAACTATTCTCTGCCTACTGCAACAACTAGCGTACTAGGCGGTGTCAAAGTTGACGGAACTAGTATAGCAATAAACAACGGTGTTGTTTCCGTTCCTGCTGTTGCAACTATAGGAATTGCCAGCGGCATAGCTACATTAGATTCAACTGGGCATTTAACAGCTAGCCAAATTCCAACAAGTTTAACTGGCGCTATTGTGTTTAAAGGCACATGGAACGCAAGTACTAACTCGCCGACATTATCAAACGGATCAGGAACAACTGGTTGGGAATACGCGGTCAGTGTAGGCGGTACCGCCTTAGGATTTACATTTAACGCAGGCGACTTTGTCATTTATAACGGCAGTACTTGGCAACAAATTCCAGGTTCAAGCGTTGCGGCAGCAGCAAACATTACAGGAACTACACTAGCATCGAACGTAGTAAACTCTAGTTTAACATCAGTTGGTACACTAACCAATTTAACAGTTACTAACACTATCACAGGTAGTGTAAGTGGCAGTGCAGGTAGTGTAGCGGCAGGTAACATTACAGGAACTACACTGGCAAGTAATGTAACAGGCAGTAGCTTAACCAGCGTAGGAACAATTACCAGCGGTACATGGCACGGCACAGCGATACAGTCCACATACTTGCCCACAGGTTCTAGTTCAGCGTTGGGCATTGTGCAAGTTGATGGCACAACAATTACTTCAAACAATGGAATTATCACCGCAGTTGCACCAACTGTTGTTACTAACAGTCCAGGATCAGAAGCGTTAACTTATAGCAGTGGTACATTTACATTTACTCCTTACGCATTGCCTACTGCAACAACTAGCGTATTAGGTGGCGTTAAAGTTGACGGTACAACTATTACAATCACTGGCGGAGTTATAACCAGTACAGCATCCGCTTATAGTTTGCCAGCAGCTACAACTAGTACCTTAGGTGGTGTTACTGTTGATGGTTCAACAATTACTGTAACTGGTGGTGGACAAATTAGTGCAACACAAGTTCCTGTGTATGGTGCAATAACCACACTAGTTATAGGCAACGTTGGTAGTAGCGCATATACGTTTAGTCAATACACAGGTAGTAATCCTACTATATATGGTATCAGTGGTACAACACTGGCATTTAAACCAGTGGGAGGACACCCATTCCAAATACAAACTAGTGGCGGCGTAAATTTAACCACAGGACTTATTTGGGTCAGCAGCACAGGAACTGTATTAACCGGCAGCTCAGCTCAAGGACAAACAAGTGGAACACTCTACTGGCAAATACCAATTGGTGGACAGGGTAACTATAAGTATCAATGTGGTTTCCACGCAGCTATGAATGGTGTTATCACAGTAGTAGATATTACAACTATAAGTACAGCATAATGGAAACTGGTTCAATAGATAATTTTGATTATGTCTTAAACGAAAACGGATTTAGGACAGTAGACAATGGCGCACAAGTGCCGTTATGGGATGTTGAATTAACTAACAAATCAACAAACCAAACCATGTTGATAAAACAAATGGTTAATTTTTTACCACACAGTAACTTTGTTCAAGAAACGTGGAAAACAGCGGAAACTGTATTAAACGGAACTCCTCACTGTTGTTTAGACGGCAAAGTCAGTTGGGTTTTGAACAAGAACAGCTAGGTCCACAATTAGATTTAAGATACGGGCTTATATGAGCTAGGGCCATTAAAAACCACATAATAGTCATACTACTCAAACTACCGACACTACCACACATGTCGTTGCCGTAGAATAAACTATAAATGCCCAAGAGTGCAAATACAGGCGCTGGAAATTTTTGTATTATTGTTTGTATCATGAGTGTATTTATTGTGGATAAATATGAATAACAAAGGAACATTATGTCTTTATCTTTCCCATCAAATCCGACATTAAATCAAACTTATACTTCGGGAACAACCACTTGGTATTGGGATGGTTCAGATTGGGCACTTTCCCAGAATAACAGTCCAACTTTTAACAATTTAACAGTTACCGGCACAATAACTAATACAGCATTAACCAATACACTAAGTGGGTATGTAACCAATACTAGTTTAACTACCGCATTAAACAACTATGCGCTTACTTCTAGTATTCCATCGTATAGTGTAACTACCGCCACAGCCAGCGGTACTGGTAGTTTGACATTGAGTGGAACAACATTTACCTACACACCGCCAGTATTGCCTACAATACCTACTTATACTGTAACAACAGCTACAGCTAGTGGCGGCGGCAGTTTAAGCCTAAGTGGAACAACATTTACGTTTACACCACCTGTATTACCAACAGTTCCTACATATTCAGTTACTACAAACCCTGCAAGTGGCGGTGGCAGTTTAACCCTAAGTGGTACAACATTTACGTTTGCGCCAGCAGCTCAATACTACTTGCCAGTTGCGGTTGCAGGTACATATATTACTGGTACACGTGGTGGTGTTATTCCAGACGGCAGCACTATTACTATCACCAACGGTGTTATCAGTGCAGCACAGTATACCTTACCCACTGCTTCTACTAGCCAGTTAGGTGGTGTTATTATTGACGGTTCAACCATTGTTATCAGTAACGGTGGTGTTATCAGTACTCCATTAGCCGGCACAGTGGGCGTGGCCAACGGACTAGCTACCTTGGGCAGTGATGGTAAATTAAGTGCAAGTCAAATTCCCAGCAGTTTGTCCGGAGCGATTGTTTACAAAGGCACTTGGACTCCAAACGGTTCGGGTGGTACTCCATCCTTGTCCAACGGTACTGGTACAGCGGGTTGGGAATATGCAGTTACCACAGCGGGTACAGCTAACTTTGGTGCTGGTAATATTACAGTTAACCAGGGTGACTTTATTATCTACAGCGGTTCAATTTGGCAGGACATTCCAGCTACAACCATTGCGGCTGCAGGAACCCTAACTGGATCGACTCTAGCATCCAACGTAATTTCCAGCAGCTTGACCAGTGTGGGTACAATTACCAGCGGTATATGGCATGGTACAGCTATTCAAAATGCCTACATACAAAACCCCAGCATTGTGGTCAACGGTGTTACACTAACCCTGGGCGATACCAATGACACTATCCCTGCATCAGCTAATACACTTACAGGTACTACCCTAGCATCAAACGTGGTAACCAGTAGTTTAACTAAAGTGGGCACCCTAAGTGGTTTGACTGTAACAGGTACTACCATACTTGACTCGGGCTTGACGGGTATTTTAAAAGGCAGTTCAGGTACTATTACCACAGCTTCTGTGGGTACTGACTATCTAACAGCCAGCTATATCAGCGTTACAACTGTAGCAGCTTCGGGTGGCGGTAGCTTAACCTATTCAAACGGTGCATTTACATTCGCACCTGCTGTGGTGTCAGGTTATTCATTGCCCACAGCCAGTACAACTACCCTGGGCGGTGTAAAAATTGACGGTTCAACTATTACCATTAGCAGTGGTGTTATCACAGCCGTAACACCCAGCAGCTACTCATCTTTAACTGTATCAACTACAAGTACTTCTAACTCAGTCAACGTTACTTATAACCCAACAACCAACAGTGGTGTTGCCTACTCAGCCACTGGTAAGAACACACAGGGTGGTACAGGCTATTTTGACTTTTTAAAAGCAGTCAACACCAGTACAGGTGTTACTAACCCTAACAAATTCTTCCGTTTGGACGTTACAGGCACACTACAAGTTATTAACAGTGCCTACACAACTACCTTATTGTCATTAACAGATGCGGGCTTGTTAACAGCTGCCAGTGGTATTAAAACTACGGGTACAGCGGGTATTGGTTATGCCACAGGTGGCGGCGCAGGCAGTGCAGTAACTCAAGTGGGTTCACGTACCAGCGGTGTAACCATCAACTATCCAACTGGGCAAATTACACTTTATACAGCGTCGGGCAACACAGGTGCTTATACTACATTTACAGTGACCAACAGCACGGTTGCCAGCACAGATACTATACTGATACATTGCAGCAGTTCGACTAACTTGTATATACCCCACGTTACCGCTGTAACTTCGGGCAGCTTTAACATCAGTTATATCAGTATTAGTGGAACTAGCTCAGACTCTCCAGTGTTTAACTACACAGTACATAAAGGTTCAGCTAACTAATAAATACTTGATGCCCACTTACGCGAACTGGGATTATGTTCCAGTACTACATGGTTTTGAGTATACAGCTGATATTGCCTGGCCCGGCCGTGCCTATGAGCAGTTGGACTGGATCATTGGCATTACTGACGTAGAACAATGGTTAGTCAAGTACACAGGACCCAAATATCAGCGTTGGGCTTGGAACATGGCCACAGAGTGCTACAATATAAGTGTGGCTTTCAAATACGCAAAACACCGCACTCTTTTCCTGCTTAACTACAGTTAAAATTACAGTTTGGGTTCGATTTTTTCGGGCAATTGACTGGTATGCAGGGCCACACGTTCAGCGGCAGCTCTAGCTTCAATCAACAGTTCAGCGGCAGCGGCCTGTGCAGCAGCAGCGGCTGTTTCAGCGTGTTGTCTAGCAGCTTCACTGGCGGCAATGGCCTGTTGTTGTGCCAGTAGTAGTTGGGCACGAGCTTGTTCAACTTGTTGACCCGCTATGATTGATTCTTTCTTGGCCGCGGCAAACAACTTTGCAACGTCCCGGTCAATTAACTGATGTAGTCGATCTAATATAGCCATTATAGTTCTCCGTTGTCTTGAATATATTCACTCTTATTGAGCAGTAAGCCCCTACCATTGCGATCCGGCCGCATCCAATAATAGGCAAGCCAAACCCAGCAGCCAGACTCCATACGTGTGGGTAACCAGGCAAAAAAACCTATTATAAGTACGACCATTGTGCATTGTCAAGCTCATGGGAATATTTATCGGCCGGCCAAGCGGCGCAAAAATTTTTATCGCGAAGCGCAGCGGTAAAACGCAAATTCTGCGAGTCCGCTGGCTGTGCCCCTAGATATAAATACCATATGAGAATTAAAGAAATCATGGAAGCCGCCGGGTCGAACACCTATAACACGGGTACGGGCACAGTAGAACGAGCTCAGGATCAAAGGCTCCTGGAAAAGCCCCGTCAACCCAAGCTCAAACCTAAACCAAAAAAGAAGTAATTAGACTAAAACAGCCTGTATTAGATTAGCATCAGTGGCTGTACTGGATTCTAATGCTTGTGCAAATATACATGGAGTGCCAGCTGGAACACTATAAGCCATGCCAGCACCGTATACAGCTAGATTATCACCTTGAAGACATGGACCAGCTATTAGTAGAGTACAAGCACCCACTAGAGCTATGGGCGTAGAATTGTCACGTCCAGGATTAAGTGTAATTTGTGGATTGGCACAGACAACGCCCATGGGATTGTCATTGGCACCTGCAGCAGTGACTTCTTTTGAGCCGCCTGCTGTGACTACTGTGCCCACGGGATATGCTTGATCTGCTAGGAATAATTCTGCTATTACTGACATATGAGTCCTTTATTAATACAGTATTTATGGTAAATATTATGATAAAACATTTTGTTAAAGGAGCTACAAAAAATGGCATTTCAAGTTACTACATATCGTGTTGTATTCGGCACAACAGAAAAGATTACCCAGCGTTTTCCTACTCTAGCAGCAGCAGAAACTTTTGCCGCTACTACTACTGGAACAGCGGTTATACGTAATCAAGGCGGAACAGTTGTTGAGCACTGGTTAAATGGTGCTAAAACTACTGCCACAGTGTTTTAATAGTAGATACTATATGCACACCAAAATGGGTCTTAGGGGCTCATTTTTTTTCTGCGTAAAAAATTTTGGGGAAGTACTTACACATTCTGGGAAATGGGGTTTTAAGCGGGGGAAAAGTTTGTGCGCGAAAATTTATAAAGAAGTACTTATAGATTTAGAGGGGTGTTTTTACTTCGGTACCCATGCGCTACTAGCTAGCTTTTAGCTTTTGCAAATATATACGCCCCGTACCCCTGGACCTTTTCTTTTTTATTATATTCTCCCCTCCGAAATTCTTTTCAAAAAAATCCCCGACCATCACTGATCAGGGATTGAAAAAGGTCTTGCCGGGAGCGAATCGGGCTTATAGGACCTTTTAAGTGAGTCTGCTTGCCGGGAGCGAATCGTTGGGCAGACTCTGTGCAGCTCTATGGGCTGCTTACTCTATACACTATGCTCTACGCATAACAGTCATTGCCGCTACACTCTGCCACTTAGCTGGGAAGCTAGCAGCCAAGTCAGCTATCTTAAGTACTGTACGCAAGCTGAGCTCACGCACTCGTTCAGTGTTGGCACGTACATAGTCTACTACTTCCAGCTTGGTAGCATCGTCCAAGTCATACTCATCCAACATACCGCACTCGGTAACTACTTGCTGGATACGTAGGAGCTTCTCCCTTGTAGTATCGATAGTGAGATCGAGATAGTGACAGCGACTCTCCAAAGCTTCAAGGTGATCACGAAGTTTCTTGCTTTTAACATGGTCGAATTTAATATTGGTAATAAAGATAGCACCGCCCTGGAACTCAAAGCTGTCTGGCACACCTTCACGGCGCAACAAGTGGCTATCAGTATTCCAATGGATAGTACGCTTCTTACTGCTGTCTAATGCCGCTTTGAGAATGTTCAAGCTCAAGTCATCCAATAGGATTGAGTCACAGTCATCAAACACTAGAACGTTCTTCTTGTCCTTGAAATGATAGAGCTTACTGTACAATCCAATGGCACTCATTGCGCCTTTGACTACTTCGTACTTCTTCAGCTTCTCATCGTTAGCCACTGTGGCGAACACATCATGCTTGCTTAGAACCTTTTCAACACCAAAGCTCTTACCAACTCCTGGAGGGCCTGTGACAATCATAGCCTTGACCTTACCTGCTTTGACTGCACGAGTCATGTCGTCTAGAATCTCAAAGCGATCACGCAAGCGATCCAAAATACCTTCGTCTGTTTCTAATGCCAGGGCCTGTTCCTTCTGCTTGAGGAAAGTACTGTCCACTTCCAAACTAGTAGTCTCTGCCTTTGCGGGCTTAGCCAATGCCGCTAGCATCTTGCTCGTTACAACTGTAGCCATCTATACGCTCCTTGTATATTGTTCAAGTATTAATTATAACACGGAGTTGCCTCCGTGTCATGCGTTTTGGATTAGTCCATTCTACTGCCAGCGTAGGCCTTCAAGCCCAAGCTCTGCAGATATGTAGCCAATGCTTCTGCACCTGCTTCTTTGACTGAGATGCTCTGTGTAGGAATCTTTGCTGGATCCCAAAGAGTAAGTGTCTTTGGACGATAGCTTTTGGAAAAGCCTGCCTTGATCAGCTCTTTGGCTTGTGGGCTGTTGGTACGCTCTACAAAGACGTCTACCCAACCAAAACCGCAAGCATCACGCTCGCCAATCTTTTGATACATCTCAACGCCTGCGAGATGTGCTAGTACAAAACCTGCTTTGATTTGATCTGCT